TTCGCTCATGATAACGAGCAGGGCCGCCAACTTCCAAAAAGTCCCAGTTCCCGTCAATGTTTTGCTCAATGGTCTTGACAGTCAAGCCGTCACTATCTTCAACAGTAAGACCTGTATGGCCGTAGTTGACACCGTCACCAGCTACAAAACTCTTGACAAAGATCCAACCAGCCTCAGGATAAGCGACATCATAACGGACATCTACTCCTTGGCTTTCAGCTGAGGCTAGCAAGTCATAGGCGTTACCGTATAGGCTGACATCGAAAAATTGGCGCATGATGTAACATGGCAAGTCTGCGCACTGAGTACCATACGCACCGTCGTTGTCTACGCCCATTCCACTATTTGCTAGATTATGGGCAAATTGTAATACTTCTGCTTTAGTTGACATGTCTTATCTTATCCTTTCTTTGGCTGATCATAGTCCAGAGCTTGCGTACTGTCAGACAATCCTGATGTAGTAGGGTCAGAAACAACCCCAATCAATACAAGCAATGTAAGAGCTGTATTAGCTACATCATTGATATTGTCAGGCAATTTAAAGCCTAGTTGTTGCGCTAGCAAGATTGCTGTAGCAACGATAGCAGCAAGAGTCGCCTTATTCTTAAAGCGTAGTTTCCAGTTAATTTTCATGTTAATTCCTCACTTCTAAATTTACATATTTATTGTAGAGGCTATCAATGTATCCATTGCCTCCTAGTTTCTTGTAACTACCGTGCATTTTGTGCACGATGTCGGACTCATGGACTGTTGTATATCCACGATTGATAGCCGTAGTCATGTCTCTCTCTAATCTCAGATACATTGTAACTAGATGAGCCTCATCATGTACTACTAGCTTATCGTTAACCTCGCTTATCTTCCTGTTGTTATCCTCTCCAACTACTCGGATGTCGTTTACTGATGATTGGATGGTGCCTAGCTCATCTTTGAGCTCATGAAACTGTTGTTTATTCAAATTTCCTGATTTACTAGCACGCATACCGAACCACCCAGTAGCAATGACACCAATAGTGGGAGCAAGTTGAGCGATGGCGTGTATCATTTTTTCAAAGATATCAACCCATGTCATAACCTCCCCCTATCTAATCAATACGAGGCATAACCACGGTCAAGACACCTTGCTGCAACATCTCAGCAAGTGACTGCTCTTTGTATGTGTAGCCCTCAGACTGTTGCATTTGAAACTTGAAAATAGTTTGTGTGCCCTTTGGCCATTTTGGATTGGTATCAAATGGATAAGCACCTGAGATGATGTCTCCGTTTGAGTAGCGTGTGCCTTTAGCAAGTGGCTTGATGAATGCAGCCACCTTTCCATAAGCGTGGGTAGGCATACCGCCATTTTGAGAGACTGCCAAGGCAATCAAGACCTCAGTGATAGCTGATACCGTGTCAAGATTTTCCTTGTTTTCGGTTGCTGCTTGCTCAGCTTGAGCTGCTGCCTCTTTGTTCTTTTGGAGTTCTTGAGCTACTTTGCTGAATTTTTCGTTTTCTGCTCGGTTTGGGAAATTCTCCTCATAGAGCGACTCAAGAGCTAACTCAAAAAGCTCTGTGTTTGATAAGCTGATTTTATCAGCAGGCAATAAGATTGGGACATTTGCCCCGTTTGCATTGACTAAAGTGACCTTAGTGGCTGATACTGCACCACTTCCATCATATTCTAGTGATTTTGAACCGTATTCTAGTTTCATATATTCTCCTTTTTCTAAATTTTAAATGAAATATTATCAAAGTTAAGCCATGTATTATCTACGTTATTTTTGACAACTATTTCTCCCGATGTTAAAATGCATAAAACCGCGATTGTAAAATCATCGTTGAGCGCAAAAACGTAAGTTGAATGTAACGGTCTAAATCCCGTTGGTAATTGAGCTATAACCGTTCCGTAAGCTGTCTTTCCTTTCGTCCCAACTCCACGCAAAAATACTACTCCATCAAAAGACTTTGAATATTGTACATCATTGTGCTGCTGATGACGTTGCCACCCATTTTGCAGAGGAAGATTCTGCCATGGTGTTCCTTGAGTGTATTTTTGGATGTCATATTTTGTAGCGAACTCTTTCCAGTCCTCCCAATCGTCAATATTCTTAGACCATCTGTGATGTCTGAAATAACTCTGTCCATTGTTCCCATAGAATAGCTGGATGGCCTCTTTATAGTCACCGTCATTCTTCCCATAATTACTATGATGAAAAAGATAACCCCATTGTCCATTTGGATTTCCTTTAGCTGTTCTGTCAATATAATACTGACCAGGCTGATCAACCAAATTAGCATTAGTTACATTAGGCTTTCCATCGAACCAAAGTGGCCCACCGCTATTCCTAGTTAATTGATACTGTTGAATAGGCTGGTCATTGGCAAAGATGTTACCCTTGACATCCAAAGCGCCCTGCTCACGGATTTTGTTGACCCCAACTCCTGACCTGTCATAAGACAAAACCACGCTTTCCGTGGCCACGTTGACCATGAAATCAGTACGAGTGAATTTATCCTCAAGCGTTCCGATTACAACCCACGACTGATTAGCTAGATAATTGCCAGCAAGATTAGCCTGTGAATTGACTAGACTTGAGATACTTGTCCAGGATCCAGTAGCTGGTCCATTATCAACTGTGTAAGAGTTAGTTCCAAGTCTTGCTACCTTGAAAGTCAGTGACATTGTATTTTTCTGACTTCCTGCAACCGTCAGAGTGGCTACTTTGGCATTTCTTGTTACCGTCAATGTGCTTGAGGTTGAGCCTGTTCTAGTGATGCTAAAGCTCAATGCAGGGGCGAAATACTCAAGCACGGTTACAGATACCTCTCTAGTGTCTGACCAGCGCCCACGGCTATCAGAGACTCTTGCTCTGATTTTGATAGCTCCATGATAGTTCATAATACCTAAACTGCCACCGTTTGAGCTTGTCGCTTGATTTCTGCCTACGATTTCAGCACGATAGCCAGTGATGGATGAACCATAAGAACCGTTAGCACCATTAAATGCTACTTTGATGTTAGAAATAACCTGAATGAACATGTTACCGTTTGGGATGAGGTTTTGTGCTGCACCATTCAAGTCTGACAATACAACACCCGAAAAAGTAGGCTTGACATTTCCTGGTACACTTGCTGTAAATGTCGTTGACTGAGTCCCTGTCTTGGTCGAGCCTGAGTAAGTATCGACAAAGATTGTCCCTGTACCGCTTGCTGAGTTCGGGATGTCATTAGCAAAGTCAAGAGGGATTGACCATATAGCGGATGTATCCACATTGCTTGCAATCGTCCCTGACTTGCCAGCCCACTTATAGCGTACTGTATGTTTAAAACTCGGATTTTGACGGTTGATGTTGATAGTGATTGCACTACCAATCACGCCAGCTCCGACTTTTACAGAGCTTGAGCGTGGTATCGTTGAGAGTGTAAATGAGTTACTGCTGATTGTTAATGTTCCAGGCGACCATCCACCGCCTCCGCTGAATGTAGCGGATAAACTAAACGATTTTCTGCCATCATTCTCATGCCTGATTGTTACTGTTCTATCAATCAGCATAATTGAGCTATTTTGGCTCAGCATTGATGGACGGCCTGACCAACTCAAGGTCTGACCATCTACTGTTACTGAGGCAGAGCAGTCATAATCTGAGAATGTATGAGCACCGTTTGTCAGAGCAAGTCTTACTCTGACTTGACTGCTATTATCAGATATATTTTGTGATACTTGATCTACCCACAGTTTGAGATAATAGCTCCTGTCGTTATTTGACCAAAATTCAGCCATTAAGCACCTCCTACGTATCTTATGACGTTCATATCTGCATTGAGATGGTACTGTTCTTCTCTAAATCGTCCGATTTGGACGGTTTTAGAAAAGATACCATTTCCAATATGGATAACCCCTTGACTGATGTACATAACCTCAACCCCTGCTGAAAACATTGAAATCCGTCCATTAGGACTAAAAAGCATACTAGATGAACCGTCATTTTTACCAATCACAAGCCCCTCATTTGATGAGCTCATGTAGGTATCAATGAAATTCCAACGATCAGAGAGCTCTCCAAGGTCTTTGGCAATATTAGAGACACGCTGACTAGCTGAAATTAAATCAGCCTCTGACTGCGCCCTTGCCTCATCGTTCGCCTGGACAAAATCTTTATAGGCTTTTATCCAATTATCAAGTGTGTCAGCGCTAGCTTTAGCCTCAAGCTCAGCCTGGATAATTCCAGCTTTCTCGTTTAGAGCGTTTAATTGATCCTGAGTTAGCACTTGATCGGCTTTAGAATTAAGGCTATCCTCAATATCCTCAGGAGCTGGTATCCAATCAATAGGGACTGTCCCAGTATTGACTCTTAGATTTGAGATGATGACCGTTCCATCTGAATCTTTCTCAAAATTTAGATACAAGGCAATCTCTTTAATTAGATCACTTGTCCTACCGTTTGAGTATGGTTTCCACAGCCAAGGTTGAGAATACGTGCCAGATTTAACAGATGTAGTATCTATGTGTTGTATTCCTAAGGCTTTATCATCAGTAGTAAAATCCCACTGTTCTGGCGAACCGTTTCTATACTTAATTACACGATTAAGCCTAAAACCTTTGATGGTTTCAGAGGCCACATAATCAAACGTTAAATAAAGTGGTTGAACCGTTGGCCAATTCTGAGCTGATTGTGCTAGTGTATAGATTTTCCCTTGATTTCCTATAGTTGCTCTAGCAGTTCCTAGTGCAAAGTTACGAGCGCCAACCCTCACATTATCAAAGAGAGCTGTCCAGTTGTAGTTTGTAGGATCCTGACTGTCTGCCTCTGTGAAATCTGTGTACGTCCCAAAATAGCGCTTGTTGGCGCTTGATGACGTACTGAACCCATCACGCCCATCCTCTGAATTGGCCCAAGCTCTATGCAAGTACTGAGTTTTTCCTGCCGTTCCGTCAGATGTATTGATAAGAGTCAACTGCTCAGAGGCTACCTCTTTGTTATCAATCCAAGCTGAAACAGTCAAGACCATCTTTTGGTCAATGTCAGAGGCTCGGACAATGTAACTAGAGCTTGTAGACTTTATAACACCGCCCACAGTCCAACGCCATCCGCTGTTGATGACCTTGTTCCCTCTCATAAGGGTAGGAGTCACAATGGTCTGACCTTGGCTGTTTTTAAAGGCTATACCATTGTCAGTGGCTAGCTTGATTGTGTAGGGCTTAGCCTCTTCTATCATTCTGTCTAGTTGTTGCTGAATACCTTGAGATAGCCTATTCTCAAGCGCTTTTGCGTTTGAAAAAGTGGTTTTATTATTCTTAGGATTGGTAAAGCTGATAGTTTGCTCAGATACCCTCATTTCAAGTAAGAGAGTAGGGCTAAATCCGTCATCATAGATTTTTACTGTGTCTCCTATTTCAAGATCCGCAAAGCCCTCAGCCTCATAAGTGACTGCAGGGTAGCAATTCTTTTTCAGTTCACGGTAAGCGATAGAGCGGATGGTCTCAGGATTTTTGCTCTCTACAGTCATATCTTTCCGTGTATACTGGTCTAGTGTACCTGTTGAGTGAGTGAACGTAGACGGATACATCTGCATAGAAAGAGGAGCCACTAGATAGGCTCCCATTTGATAAAATTCAAGCTCGCCCTTGGAATTTTTTACCGACCAAGCACCAAGACTACTGATGTCAATCTCATTGCCTTTGTCATCCTTACCTGTAGGTCTGACTGAGTTGTAAATCCCTGTCTTATCAATCGTCCTAGAGATTGTCTTGAGGTTTTTACCGTACTCTAGGACTGTTGAGCTGACTCGTCCCACCCCTTGATGGTTGTCATCATGCTCATGATAGACATTGACTGTAAATGACTTGATAGAGCTGTCATCGTTGAGCCGTGTGTCAAACTCTATTTCAGCGTCAAATTTCTTAGCGAGACTTAACAATCGATTGAGCTTGGTATCTGTCCCCTCCCACTCAGCTGAAATCTTCTTATCAGAAATCTCATTGACGCCAATTTTTAAGAAAGTATAGTTGAGCAAGTCCATAGCCTCACAAAATTCTTTGAAAGTCATAGCTTTAGGAGACTTGTAAGGGTTGGCGTACTCATTTATAAGCTCAAGGTTTAAGTTGATACCATGACACTTGATAACTTTCTCATTTTCCTCAACTTTTCGGATAGTGTGTAGGTAAGTCCTACCCTTATATTGAAATGAGACAAAAGCCTTTTCATTGAGAGTGTTGTAAGCTCTTTTCTGCCCTGTGTCTGAGATAATAGCCTTTTTAAAAACTGTAAAGTCAAAGGTACTTGAGGCTGTTTCAAGGTATCTATGCCAGCTATCATTGAAATAGTTTAGCGTCCCCTGTTTCTCATTATCCACAAAGGCTACTTTTCTCAAACTTGAGTCATGTATTGTCAATAACATTGCTATAGATACCTTTCTTTAAATTCTACTGTGACTGTAGGCTTAGTCTTGACCCAGCTTGAGCAATAGACCTCTAATTGACTTCTACCAGGTGGGATACTCAAGAATTTTGAACCCTGGACAACATCAGATGATTTCTCAATGCCATCCACTGTGACTGAGTCGTTTTCGCTATCAAGAGTGACATTAGAACCTATCGGATAACGATTAGGCAAATCATTGACCACTGATACAAAATCCTTACGATACATCAACTCATCAAGATACAAGTGAGGGATGATTGACTTTCCGTGAAAAGCCCCTATCGTGACATGGATTTTAGCTGATTTCTTGCCTCTGATTTCAGGTACAGAGAAACTGTAATGTGAGCCGTTGAAATAGACCTGCAATTTCTCATCATTCCTCTTGATTTCAAACTGTCCTCTTGATTTTGCAAACGGATTTCTGTTTTGGTCACTAGATGAGTCAAAGTCCAAAGTCTTCAAGAAATTATAGTCATTGTTGTTGTTTGTTGCGAAAACATTGAAACCACAGTAGAGGCCGTTATAGCGTTTATAAGTCTCAATACCGTACAGAAATTGATTATTATTATCAGTAACGGTCACTTTAATAAAGCCACATTGAGCGACTGAGTCTAATTGATAGACTAGCTTGCAAAAAATGTAGTCATTGAGTGAGCCCTTTTGACCTGTTGAGTCAACTGGTATCTCCCACGATAAACCTGATGAGTAGCTGGCATTATATGTTCCGCTAAACTGTTCCCTTAGCTTGACACGTTTCTTACCATCTACTGTGACTAGTTCAGTTGTGCCAGTTAAATTTTCTGGGCCATTTGTAACTGAGCTGTTTTTGACAGCTTTAGCAAGACCATCAGCGATTTTATCGCCTCTAAAGTCAAGTAAGACCTCAGAGCGCTTGACTGTTTCGCTGTCAACTTCTTTTCTGTCTCCGATTTCAAGAGCCCCACTGACATTGACAAGACCGATGTAGCCATTTTCTGCATTGTGCTTGACCTTGACTACAGGAAAAGCCTTGACATTTCCATCATTTGTGAGGTCAAAGACAATTTTGTCCCTCTGTTCCTGACCATTGTCAAAGCGTCTATAAGTAGAGCTATGAGCGACACCATCAGGGACTAAGAGCTCAAACTCGCCTTTCTGAAACCATCTTGTCACATTCTCCATGTCCACAGAGCCAGATACTAGACCCATGTAATACTTGTCAGGCTCGTCTGAAATGACAATTTTGACAGCCTCAGAGGTATTAAAAATACCAGCTAGTTTGTGCTTAGCCGTTTCAAGTGTCATGCCGTTCCCATATTGCATAGCAAACTTGACTTTGATGACTTTAGCTCCTGTTCTTACCTCTTGAACATTTACTCCCAAAAGTGGAGCGTCATTAGTAGTGATGTTGCGCTCATTTCCTACTGGTCTGATAATTTCAATGATGTCAATGACCTCAGAGAGGTCAAATCCATTGATTGTGATTGTGTCATTATTCATTAGATAATACCTCTCATCATGTTATCTAGCATTAGCTTGTCATTTTGATAATCTGTCATCGGTTGTCCGATTTTAGCAACTAGAGCGCCATCATCTAGCACCATGTTTACAGGGCGCTTGACAGCCTCCTCAGCCACTTCAAGAGCCTTAGCAAGTGCTTTGTCAGCTTGGTCACGGATGACCTCAATCTGACGTGTCTCAGCTCTCTCTGTGAGTGATTTTAGTTTGAATTGACTTGATAGTGTGCCATTGCCTAGCCCTAGCAAGTCCTCAGCGCCAAATTTGAACGCTGACATCTCTTTCTGAACGTATGCCAGACTATCCACTACATCAGAGCTATTCTGTTCAATACCTACAGCGATACCTTGAGCAATATAGCGTCCGACATTGTCTCTGAATAGTCTTGATGGGCTGTGAATCTTAGCCTTGGCCTGTGCAGCTCTCTCAGCTTGAGCGACAAGGGCATTAGCTGCAGCAGTTACGGCTCCTAGAGCTGAATACATACCACTTGCTAAACCTTGACCAATCATAGAGCCTACATAGCGCATAGTGGACACACCTCTCATCCCTGTAGATTGGATAGAGCTGACCATGGATGACATTGCTGATGTAGCTGAGGCAATTCCTGAGCGGATACCATTAGTCACACCATTAGACACCCCTTGTCCAGCACGTTGACCAGCTTGAGTCATTTGAATTGATGACTGCAAGACCACAGTGACCATCATCATCATGCTTGCTTGCACTGATGATAGTGCTTGAGTCATTGCTGAGCTGATACTTGAGGCAAGTTGAGACATAGCTGATGAGGCTGACATAGCTGATGAGTTAATCATCTCTAGTGTAGAGGCCATCATAGTGGCTCCACTCTGAGCCATCATCATTGCATTAGCTAGAGCCATCAAGCCTGTCTGTAACATCATGACACTTGCTACAGAGCCTCCAAGGCTTGCAAATGAGCTCATAACCGATGAAGCAAAGGTGCTCATGGCTGTACTTGCCATTGTCATTGTTTCAGGTAGTGTACTGAGGCTAGTGCTTAGCGATGATAAAGCAGTAGGTAGTGATTGCATAGCTACGCTTGCAAGTTGAGCGGATGTAGCAATCAGCATTAGACCTGTTCCTGCTTGTTGCAATCCAGGGCCAGCCGTAGCGATACCAGAATTGGCAATAGCAGCAAGGCCTGCTGAAACAACCGTCAAAGTTCCTGCAAGGTCAGCTAAGTTGAGGCCTACAAGTATCTGAATACCCTCAGCCATCAATTTCACGCCTAGCCCTGCATTTTTAGCAGCGTTACCGATACTGTCAAAGATACCAGCTACGCCGTCAAGAACATTTCTGATAGCTGAGCCAAAAGACTCAACTACACTACCAGCACTCTCTAATATTGAGCTGACTTGTTCTCCGAAAGTTTTCAAGAGATTAGATAAGCTATCAATGATAGGGCTGACTTGACTGATTAGGTTATTAAATGCCTCTACCAAGGACTGGAGCACTGGAGCTACCGCCTGAACCATTTCAGAAATAGCTGGCATGAATGGAGCTAAAGCCTCAACGATTTGTACAATCGCTCCAGACACAACTGTCACAACTTGCACAAAAGCATTTGAAAGTATTTCAACAATAGGTGTCACAGCCGTTGCTATCTCAGCAACCCCTGAGCTGATAGCTGTTATAATCTCGCTAATAGCCGTCCCTAGAGCTGTAATCACTGGCGCTAAACCGCTAAATGAGTTGATAATGGAGCTGATTGCTGTCCCCACAGCTAAAATAACTGGGGACATCATTGCAAATGATGAGGCTATAGTAGGGAGCACAGGTGCCACAATTACTAGCGCCTGAGCTAAGCCTTGTATAGCCATATTTAGGATAGTTCCAATAGCGGTACCTACACTGACAATAACATCGCCTACAGCTTGTAGAATTGTTGCAATACCTTGTCCTTGAGTTCCCATCAAAGCAAATGCTGCTCCTAGAGCTAAAATAGGGACAGCTAATGCTGCGATAGTTAAAGGATTTACCATTGACAAACCTTTAGCAATTCCACGAAAAGCAGCTCCTACGCCCTCGCCAATTCCTTTAGCTACAATGGCTACACTTTGTCCAAGACTGCGGATAATTGAGACCACGCTTGCACTAGTTGATCTGACAGCTGAGGTAACCCCACTGACTCCAGTCATCGCATTTTTCTTAAATAAGCTAAATGGATTGAAAGATTTTAAAAAGTTGAACGCTTTGAAACCAGTTACTAAACCAAGTAAACCTACAGTGATTGCTTGAATGACTCCAGTAGGCAATGAGCTGATAAAGTTACCAGCTACTGTAGCAGCCTGTGAAAGCCATTTGACAATATTGCCTAATACACTCCCTAGAGTTGACAAGACCTCTGATGTAGTTAAACTATCCCAGACATTTTTCAGAGCTCCAGCAACACTCTTAATGGCACTAGTAAAAGCACTAACTGCCCCAGTGTTTGAGAATGCTTGCCAGAAAGTTTTAATTTTACCAACAAAATCAGAGATTGATGTGCTGACATTTGAAATAATGCCATCAATGTTGATACTTTCTAAAAATCCTCCTAATTTGTCTGCCAAACTATCAAAATTGATTTTTTCTAAAGCGTCTGAAACTGCATTGACTGCCTTAATTCCAAACTTGTTAAGTTTTTCAAAGGCTGGCATAAGTTTATTAGAGAGGCTTTCTTTTGCCCCGTCTATAGCCTGGTCAACTGTTTTGAACTCTGTAGCCATCTTTTGAAAAGCGTCTGAGTTTCCTGCTCGGTTCATAGCGTCAAAGAAATCCTCGGTCTTAACTTTCCCATCTTGCACAGCTTTTACAAGGTCAGCCGTAGACATTCCCATCTCTTTTGCGACTGCAGCCATACCAGCTGGAGCTTGCTCCATCATGATTTTAAAGTCCATCCAGGCGATTTTAGGCTTACTTGCCATTTGTGTTGCCTGAGTTGATAGTGATTTCATGGCTTGGGCTGGATTTTCTGCTGAGGCTGCAAGTCCACCAAAGGCCTTAACTAAGCTCCCTACATTTTTTGTACCTACAGCGTCAAGCTGTGAGTAGGTACTAGCCATATCAGAGGCTGAGTAGATGGTCTTTGTCGCAAAGTCTTGCATTTCGGTCTTGGCTGCCTTGATTTCCTCAGCTGATCGTCCAAATGCTTGGAGGTTTCCCTCAAATGTTTTCCATGCTTTTTGTGAGTTGTTGAGCTCAGAGGCCATTTCACGGATACCACTAGTAATAGTGCCAATCCCTGTGGTAAGGGCTGAGCCAATCAAATTGGCACCTAGTACTGACTTAAATACTGAGCCTACTTTTTGCCCTGTGCTCTCAAGACCTCCAAAAAGTGACTTGAGCTTGCTAATACCTGATTGAGCATTAGAGCCATCCA